ATATAGAACGCATCTGAATCAGTTAGGTAATTGTTCACTCTGTATCCTTGAGGAACCATTCCCATTGAAACGATTGCGTTGATATCATTGTCAGCTGTTCCAGTTCTACCTTGAGATTTCATCAATCTCTCAGCAGTAAACTGAGACTCCGAAGGAATGATCATTTTCAATCCTCTTGCTGCAATTCTAAGTCCTCTTTCATCAGTCATTTTCCCGATTTGAATCAAAGAATTTTCTAATGAAGTCTCGTTAAGGTCCGCTTGTGTCGATAATGTGTTAGAAACATTTGGACCAGAGACTGTAGTATGCGATGTACTAAACAACGCTACTCCATCTCCAGACTTGAACGTAGCAGTTGAAGGTAATCCTTTGATTAAAGGATCAATCGCTTTCACTTGCTTAGCATTACTCATAGATCTTGCTAA